TTGCGCTAGTCCTAGCGAATTGGCTAACCTACGTCCACGTGTGGAGTGCTGCGGTGGTTTGGAACAGTGCGGAGTGGCTGGAGTTTTATCGGCGTGAGTCGATACTGGTCAGCTGTCTGCAGTTCTGTAGCCCTGCAGTTTTGTCACAGGCGTGGTTTGCTGTGTCGGAATCGGTAGAACTCGGTTTCCCGCTTACATTTGGGATAATTGAGCGTCTTATGATTTCGCTTCGCTGTCTAGGCCCATTGGTTCCCGTGCTCATGATTTTCGTTGAGCGTTGGCTTGTTTGCTGGTTCCTCTTGGATCTTGCGGTCCGTTGGACCAGCGTGCAAGTCTTCATTCTCAAGAAGTTGTGGGCATTGTGTTGCTTCGTAACAACTGAGATGGTTTGGCCGATTCGTCGGCTAGGTCGCTTGTGTTTGAGCTGGGTCTCGGCCAAGGTCGTGAGCCTCGTTTCCGGAGTCTGGTCTATTTTGACTTGGCCATCCAGGAAATGGGATGCTTACTTGACTTGGCGGTTAACGAGAGACCAAGTTAGCAAGTCTTTTGTTCCTGAAGCAGCGCGCGGTTATAGTTTCCGAGTGGACGGCACCAGGTTGGTGCTCGAGGTTGGTGGTCAGGATTTTCCGTTCATTACAAGCAATGGATTTTCCCCTGAGGCCATGGTTGGTGGCTTTGAGAAAGCCGGACCAAAGGCTGGTAAGGGTCAAGTCTATTTTGTCTGTAAAGAAAAGGTCTTCGGCATAGGAAACCACGTCTCGTACGGCAAGGAGAAATTTCTTCTAACTGCACATCATGTGTGGACTGAAGCGATGGCCAAGCTGGAAGACGGGGAAGAAGTCCTACTCTCCTCTAGAGCTGGTATTGCTGTCCCTCTCGTTAACTATAAATTAGTTAGTTTCTCGTATATGCGCGGATTTGACTTCGCTGTGGCCTCTTTGCCCCCGTCTGTGTGGGCGAAGTTGGAAGTGAAAGCTCTGACTATGGTTACCAAAGATTTGGTGCCGTATGTCACCATAGTTGGGGTTAAAGACGGTGAATGGGTCATGTCTGTCGGGTCTGTAGACGCAGCTAATGGGTTGTTTAGAGTGTACCATACAGCGTCCACCATCCCTAGCTTCTCTGGAGCTGCCCTCGTTAATTTTGAGGGAAAGATGGTGTCGATGCATCTTGGTACCGCTGATGGTAGGAATGTAGCTATTTCGCTACATCCTATAGTCAAAGCGATTCAGTCTGCCGGGTTCACGCCAGAATCAGACATAATCTCGTCTTTCTGGAAACGTAGTGATGCTGAGGAGTTGTATCGCGACGATGTTGAGGAGTATGCTGTCTATTTTGAAGATGGCAGAAAGACTCAATATCGCGCGGCGCCTTCCGGCCATTACGACCAACATGAGTTAGTCATTGGGACTGAGGCGATGCGCTCGTACAAGCCAGCTTTTGGCATGTCTTGGGCGGATCAATTGGACGATGACACCATGGATTGGGAATACCAGGATCTGCGGTATATGGGAGAAGATGGGGCTGAACCAGCCCCATCTTTGAAACTAGCTAAGGGGAAGGGGAAGAAGAGGCGCAATAGGAAGAAGGCGCAAGTTGTTCCGCAAGCGGGTGAGCAGGATTTTCCTGGGAGCCTGCAAGTGGAGCAGCAGGCGCCCGCCCCAGACTCCATCATGTTCTGGAACACAGTCCAGGCCTCCTGCGACTCTTGCAGCTCGGCGGATATTCGCGAGTGCAGGAGGATGGAGGTTCCACCCATCGACCCGCACCAGGTGTCCCTCTCAGACACGCTGGTGTATCACAATACTTCGGACCTCCTGGAGGGGGCGGTAAGCCACCCAGCAGTAGAGCGCTTTCGCTCTTCCCGGAGTCAATGGGGTGGTCCTGGCCTGTGGGAGACGTGGATGGACTCAGAAAGTCTTTATTCACTCACTCCGCTCTTAGGGCTCCGGTCGAAGTCCAACCAAGCGATGGCAGCCGCTCTGAAGCGATTAGACGAGCTGACCGACGCGGAGTTCGAACTGGAGCTCCCCGAGGGTTCGCCCGACATGTACAATGTTGTAGCGAACGCGGAGGAGTGGGTGGAAAGGTCTTGGATGTGTTTGGAGGCGGAGATAGTGATGCTCCGACGGCTTCTACGTGCTTCAGCTGCAAGGTTGGAGCGTATGGATTGGCTGGTGAGCCGTTGTCCGACGTGCAAGTCGGCGAACTCGCCTCCATCTTGAAATTGGATATGATTTTGGATGGAATGGTGGTTAAGGATAGCCATCCTGGTGCTCCTTTGGGAGCGCTAGGTGGCTCCAACGGGATAATCATTTCGGAGTACAGGTCTTTTCTTATTCGTTGCGTCGTTGAGCGTATTTGTTTGCTTTTGTCGATACCCATTTGTGAGCTAGAACTTTTGTCTGGCTTTGAGTTAGTCCAGAGGGGTCTTTGTGATCCTATCCGGGCATTTATTAAGGGAGAGCCCCACTCCGACAAGAAAGTGGCTGAGGGACGGTTTCGGATTATATCCGGAGTTTCCCTAGTTGACAATATCATTGAGAGGGTTATGTTTCGTAACACTCATGCAGTGGAAATAGCCAACTGGAGGAAACTTCCGACGTGCCCCGGAATGAGTCTTGAGGATTATGACCTTGAGTTCATTTACGAGTGGCAAGTCGAGAACCGCGCGGGCCACGGTGATGTCGCTGGTTGGGATTGGTGTCTTCCCCGTTGGTTGATGGAAGATTGCACTAAAGCTCGCTTGTTGAGCGTAGACTCAAACCAATCCTATAAGGATTTGGTGCGGGCCCAGTTTGTATGCTGGGTCCGGGGTACGTTTCTGGTAGGGAACGAGCTTTGGGAGCAAACTCGTGATGGAGTCCAGAAGTCTGGGTCATACCGGACTTCTCGAGACAACTCCTGGTCCAATTATATTTTGAACCAGGTGGCAGCCATTGAGGCTGGCCATGACGAGGAAGTTGAAGTCAAGGCAATGGGAGATGACCTATTGGCTCAGATCCTTGAGGGTGTTCGTGAGGAACTGGAGAGGTTGGGCTTCCGAGTCAAGGTGATGCAAGATGACGGCCCGGGAAATTTCGAGTTTTGTTCGCAGGTCTGGAGAGGTGATCCCATGGCAGAGCCTCAAAATCTTGGGAAGATGTTGTATCGTCTTCTTAGCAAGATTCCGGGCTCCGCTTTGTGGTATCAGACCCTCCAGTCTTTGCATAGAGACTTGAGACATCACCCGCAGGCAGAAAATGTTTTCGCTAGGCTCTCGGAGTATGTGGCTCAGGAGTTAGGTGGGGCTACAAACTAACCTAGGAAGGTTCGTTCCGATGGCGTTGACGGCTACACAGCGCGCTCGCAGGGCTTTGGCCCGTCTTCAGAACCAAAATCAGCAGCAGAGGCAATTAGTTGTCGTGCCTCGAGCTGGGCCAGTGGTTCAGGCCAGGGCTGTGAACGTGCCCCAAAACGTTCAAATCGTGAGACAACCTCGACGTCGCCGTCGAAACCGCGGGAATAGGAACAATGGCTCTGGTTATCAGAGCCGGGTTCCGGTTTCCTTGCCCTCTAATATGGGCAACATCTTTGTGGCGCGAAATCCGCGCTACGGTGGTGCGGTAGGTGAGCTGACCGTTGAGCACGAGGAAGTGTTGTATAATGTCTCCGGCGGAGACTTTAATACCAAGCGTGTTCCCATGTTCCCTGCCCAGATGGCATGGCTGAGTGGGCTGGCTGCGAACTTCTCCCAATGGTCATGGGAGTCTGTTGAGTGCTATTATAGCTCCGTAGTCGGCACCGGGGTTAATGGTGAGGTGATGATGGGTTGGATGTACGATTTTGATCGTGTTCCCAACAGCGCTATTGAGGCGCAGAGTTTGCATAATAATATTGTGACTCCCCCCTATAGTGCTGAGTGTGTTCGCACTACCGTCGACACGCGCAAGTTTGGTAAAGTTCGGTATCCGTTCATGTCCGAGAGTCAATATAACAACGTGAATGACAACAGTGAGCTGGTGGGATATATTCCCGCGTGGCTGGTAATAGCCTCTAACGCCTCAGTTAGTGGGCTGATTGGCCGAGTTCGGATTCGATATAGAGTCCGACTTATGGACCCGATCCCGGCGCGGATGAATACAGATCCCGCTGATGCCACTGAGAGTCGCCTCGCGCTTGGCCCGGAGGGCGACGCCACGACGATAGTCCAGGACCCAGTGGTCCGGTTGGCAGCAGAAATCCGTGGGCTACTCCCCGACGTTTCGGTAACTACTAGTCTCCCCACGATCCCTGTGGACCCGCCCGTTTCTTTGGGCAGTATTGTTTCACAGGTGAACGTGGGAGGGGGCACTAGTTCCCAAATGTCTGGAAGTGAGTTGTCCAGACTTGTCAGACAGTTGAAGGAAGTCTGGCTGCGTGACGAAGATGTCGATAGCGATCAGGAGGATGACTCTAAGTCCGAGCCCGAGGCCAAAGGCCACGGGCGCACAGAGTCCACTGCTACAGCGAGTAAGCAGCGTAGTGAGTCCCCTGATTGACTTGTTACACTAGGCAGCGTTTAGAAA